TTTGACACAATTTAAATAAGTTGTTGATTCTTTGGTGGTGTAAGGTATGTGAAATGCATTTGCTGAAACAGTGGCTGAAACTCTTCCATAAAAAATAGAAGCTGCTAGATTTTTAAGAGCTTCTTTTGATCCAGTTGTGTATAGCTTGTGTGTGGTTTTGAAGATTACTTCACTTAAAGTTTTAGGTTTGAGAATGATGAGCATTGGATTTTTTGCTATCATCTCAGATAGATCATCTCTTAGCATCAATGAATTAGTTCGGATCCTTTCTAATTGTTTCACTGGTCCAACTTGTGCTTCTATCCTCAACAGACCCCCCAAAACAGTATCACCATTTTCAAACTCTGCCATGGTTTCAACTAGACCACCTTTTATCACTTTGTGACTAACAGTGAAGAAATGTCTTTCATCATCATTCATCAATGACCATTTTTTTCTGTATAAAAGATAGTTGTGATACTCAGGACCAAAAGCCAACATCAATGCTGGATCAAATAATGGGTAATGACCCATGTGGTATGGTATGTTGTAGAGTCCCAATTGTGATAAGTCATTAACTCCACCAGGATAAGTGTGGTATATGGATTCACAAAATTCTTTGTTCATCAATGATGATAGATAATATAATTCTAGTGATCCTCCATTTTCAACTATCTGCCTAGAAGAACTATAGCATTCTTTGACCATACGGAAGAAAGAGTCAGTATTGACAGGATGAACAGATGATAAACAGTATTTGAACAGAGTTGGTATGAAAGTCATATTACTAATGAATAATGAATTGAATTCACCAATTAGTGGATTTACACTAGATTTCACTTTGGAAGTTCTGCAGTTGAATAAATATTCTGAAACTTGTTGACATTTTAAAAACATTGCAATTTTAACTTTTGCTAATGTGGAATCCACTTTATCTGAATCTTTTGCTTTCTTATTGATTTCAGGGCAAAATATTGTGTAAGAATCATCAGATGATAAAAGATCATGATGATCTTTATGATCAAGATTAAGCTCTTTGCACCACATTTTATATAATTCATCCCTGAAACTTATCATACATAGATGTAATAATGATGAAGTGTAGTGAAGAATCCCTT